GTTCGAATCTACCCCCACCCAAATATGCAGGAGGGACCCGCGATTTCCTCAAATAGATATTTTTAGAATATCCAACTTTCTAGGATAGATATTTTTTGTAAAAACAAAATCTAAGGGCAGTAGTACATTTGTACTATAGTACATTTGTACTACTCAAGGGCACAAAAAAAAGGGGGCCGGTGCCGGCTCTAGGGTCAGGCCATGCTGAATTGAAGGGAGCCAAGATCACTGCCACCCCTTTTCAATTGGGTGGGGGCAATATGGCAGACAATAAAAAGCCCCCTATGTGGGGGCGTTAGCGCAGTATGGGCAGGTTTAAAAGTTTGGATCCTGCCTGCAGAGTGAAATTAATTCTTCCAGCTCCTGGATCAGATCCGGCCAACGGCCGCCTTTAAAGCCCTCTTCCTCTGCCATGGCCTGTGACAGCTTCAGGTCGGCCAGTGCTTCCTCCGCTTCCTCGAGGCTGCCGTAGTGAAACTCCGGCCAGGTACAGTCTGCGGCCGTGATCATGCCGCCACCCCTGCGATCGCAGCATTCGCCTTGGCTTTGCTGGTGCCATGCGCCAAGAATGCGACAATCAAGCCGGCCGGCCGCTGGTAGCAAAGCTGGCAGGTGGCGCAGTCGACTGTGGAGCCCTCCCGTTGAGCGGGGCAAACGACGACCCGATGCCCGGCCGGAGTGTTCCAGGCGGTTCTGGTCTCGGTGCTAGGGACGGTAACCACGGCCGGGAGACCGGCTGCTACTGCCCGATCGGCTGCCGTTTCGGTCTCTGTAGAGACGTTCACAGTGAACCCTTGCCGGTTCGCTTGACGGATAAGGGCCAGGTTCTCGCCTAGAGCCAGATCATGGTGTGAATGGGTATATCCGCGCTTGCCGTGGTTCGCAGCGATCAATCCGCGTAGGAAACGTCGACTGATGCGGCCCCGCGTATGCGGTAGATCGCCAGCCTGGTTATGACGCCAGAATTCATCGGGAAACAGTGAGCCGATCAGGCGGAAAAATTCCGGAGCGGTTACCCCACGGCTGCCATCGGTGACAGCTTGCCAATGGAAGTTTAAGCCGTGATTTTCGCCGTAGCATCCCTGCCCCAAGAATGGGTAAGTGGGCGGGCAAGTGGCCTTACTTGAAGTGCTAACAGGGATTGGACCGGTCTTGCTGTTCGTGCTGACGCGTGAGAGGTGGAAGCGCAGATTTTTAAGCATGATTGGGAGTTGCGATTGGGAAAAAGGAAGGGGAGGGTTCAGCGTTGCTCGTAAGAGTCAAACCAGGGCCCCACACGTCGTGTGGTCGCCAGTGCCTTAGCACCCGTAGCAGTGCTGCTACTCGTTTCAGGATCTGCGCAGTGAGCCTGAGCCTCAGTCAGTGTGAGACCTCGAGCAATGACGCGACCACGGCCGGGGCGATTGAAATAGTTGCGAACAATTGAATAGGTCATCGGATCGAAGGGGAAGGGGGAAGGGTGGGAAGGGTGGCCCCGGTAGGGGGAGGGACGGGTATGGCGCGAATCAGGGCGAGGGACTCACCAGGAAGAATGGGGCCATTCATGCGAGCACCTTGCGCACCTGGTAGCGCGAGACACCTAGGCGGCGGCTGATGCTGGCCTGGCTGTGACCACAAAATGCAAGAAAACGGATTTTGCGCGGCTGATCAGCCGTCAGCCAGTCAGCGATCGCGATGGCCCATAGGGCAGCCACTGCGCAGTAGGTCAGGAACTGAGCCAAGCCAGCCGCAATGGGCGACAGGCCAAATAAATCGAGAGTAGTCAAGGGTTCTGGTTGCGATTGGGTAACGCCATGGCGCGACTGCGACCGGTGGCTCCCAAATATTAGCGCGGCTGGCGGTGCCCAGTAGGGACCGTGCCAGAAACTGGGTCAGTTTGCGGATTGGCACAGGGTGCGGCATGGTCGGCCGGTTTGACCGCCTGGCGCGGTGACAAGCACAAGGCACTAGGGCGACCGTGTGGCAGGGCGATCAATCCGATCGGATTAGAGCCCATAGATAGGGTCGAATTGATACAACGGCATCGTTATGATGTGCTGCGGTGTCAATTGTTGACAATTTGCAGATTGTGCATTGTTTAGCATATAACGCTGTTGTTGTAGGCGTTACTTTGCATTTATCGCAATTTATTATTTTGCATTTTCTTTTAATTTATTAACAACAAAAACACACTTTTCAAAAACACCCCTTAAACCGACAACGCCGCATATGCAACCTTGTGTGTGAAAAAAGACCCTATAAACCGACCCCTTACAAGTCCCTCGTGTTTTTTTGCCCTATAAACCGACCCCACGCAAGTCCCTCAAAAATTCCGGCTGGCCAATGCCATCGCAAGAGCGCCGCCAAATTCTTTGTTCCAGTTCCTCTCTGCAGCTTCAGCGCCAATCCGGTGGAACGGAAACTTGCCAATAAACTCTGGCGTTTTGCCGAAATTGAACAAACGACCTTCCCTGTTCTTCATGCCAAGCCGGTCATAAATACCAGGGCGCAAATGAGCGTTTTTGGTGTCATTCTCAAGAACAACAAATATGTTATTGACTTGGCGCTTTGTCTTAGAATGTTTATTATATGAAAACGCAGACATATCGCGGAATGCTTTGAGCTTATACAAGATTTCAGTGTACATGCCAGGGCTTACATTGCCATACATGTTAACCCGTAGGTTATCTGACTGCGTTGGTATTGCGTATCTGTTAGGTGCAAGAATGCCGCTATAACGCAATGACTTTTGAAATCTAGTAGCGTATGCCGGCCCACCATAAATCTGTGGCGCTAGGTATTTACTTGCTGGGTTGCCCTTAGGCGCGAAGTCCCGCAGCCCCACCTCAGCCTCAAGGTTGGTCTTGCTGCTTGCCTTCATGTACAGGCTATTGAGCGTGAAGGGAACGGGCCTGTCGAACGCCCGAGGCATCTCAGCGCGTATGGCGTCCTTAGCCAGCACAGCGACCCTGTTGACGGCCACAGAGGCCGCGTAGGGGACCTCCAGGAACTGGATGCGATCGATCTTGCCGATCATGTGGTCCAGGTCGAATTCGACGCTCTGTACGGCCATGGCAGTGCTCAAAAAAAAGACCCCTAAGGCTGCACCGGAACCGGCAGCGCCCAGGGGGTCCCAATCGCTTTTGCACCATAGCAGCCGTCAGGCCCAAAAGCAAGCTAGCGGGAGCCGACCAGCAGGTGGCGCATGCCCTCAGACCCCCCTCCAGGGGTTGCCAACTTGCCAACTTGCCCACCTTCGCCTTAGGAGCTACCCGTACCACTACCCCCCCTACTACTACTACTATCAATACATTATAAATTATAGGTTAGCAAGTAGGCAAGGATAGCTCAGGCCATGCAGCGCAGCGGATTTCGGCCGTCCAACCTCTGACCAAGGTCAATCGTCAGGTTGGCAAAAGACCCATTTCTGGGTGCCACCGATCGTCTGCCGCCGTTTTCGGTATCCCAAGTCTCTCAAGATGGACGCAACCTGCATCTGGTCGCCTCGAGTCTGTCGTTCGACCGGTTTACTGATCGCTTCCGTCAGCAGCAGCTCGCTGGTGATGACCTTGCCGTAGTTGAGGGTTAGCCACCGCTGGATGGGTGCAACCCATGGGGACTCGACTAGGTAGGTGGCGTTTTCGACCTCGACGGCGCTTTGGTGCTTGATGGTTAGTTCATTGCCTTCACCAGCCTTGTAGGCGGCCACAGCAGCGGACCAGATCGAATCGCGCTCTAGCAGCAGGTTTGGCACGTCAATGGGCTTTGCGAGGGTGCAGGTGACAGGAATGACCCAAAAACGGCGGTTGCCGGTTTCATCAACCAGGAAGCCGCTGTCTCGGTTGGTTGAGCCGACGATGATGCAGCGGCGCGGGAAGGCTTCAGTGGCCTTGCCGTAGGGCACACGGAACATGTCCGTGCATTGTGAAAGGAAAGCTTTGACTTGACCAGCGTGCTTCTTGTTAGTGATGTGATCCAGTTCGGCCCATTCCATGATCCAAGATCGATGGAGGACCATAAGGTCGTCTTTTGAGCTGATGTCGCGCAGGGCATCGGAAAAGAACGGACCACCGAGTGCGCCCCAAAACGATGACTTGCGGGCGCCTTGGTCACCCATGAGCACGCAGGCGTAATCGTGTTTGCATCCGGGTTCAAAAATGCGACGAACTGCGCCGATCAACGTTTTTTTGATCATGTGGTCGTAAAGCGTTGGTTCTTGAAGATCGGCATCGCATGGGCGCAAATAGGTGGATGCAAGCCGGTCAATGTAGGAGGGAGGCACTTGAGCAGCGACGTGCTCGAGGTAAAGCTGCACTGGGTCGTAAGGGTTTTCGTGTGACACTTGCACTAAGCAATCAAGGGACATTTCTTTTGAAACTTTGTAACCAATTTCGGCAAGTTGAAGATAAAAACGTTCAATCCCTTCTGCTACCTCGCCGCGAATCTCAACCTGCTGGGTAAAGACGTTGTAACGGAAACGAGGTGTGCCATCTGGGTCGGATGCACGAAGCATGGTGAGCAGATCCTTGGCTTCCAGCTTCTGGGGCTTATCAGCGGCTGGCGCTGGTGGTTGGGGATCTTCCTGCTCGATGCGCGCTGGCTTGGTGTTGGGAACAGGCGGCAGTTGGCGCTGCTTGGGGTGCCAGCCGTCCTCCTTGGCAAGGTTGCAAAGGTGGCGGATATCGCGCTTGCCGTCAGCTTTGAAAGAATTCCAGTGGTAGTCGCATCCTTTGGCGTCGTACTTGACCGATTGGCGGCTCCAACTATCCCAGTCGCTGAGCATATGATCGCCGATGCTGTGCAGGCATTGGCCAACTTCGATCCATTCGTCGTAATCGTCAGTGCGTGAAGAGCGAAGGGCATCAAGCCATATCCGCGCCCAGTCTTCATCGGTGCGATCGGGATCGCGTGGCGCAGGCGGCGGTAGGAGGGGCAACGGTACAGCGGGCTGCTGGGGCAGCATCTGTTCGATTAAGGCGATGGGCGCCTCGGCCAATGGCAGGTCATTGGGTGATCGACCTTTTAGCCAGCGATAAGCGCCTGTGGTCGGGTGTAGGCCGGCAACCACTGATTGGCAACCAGTCCAGCGAAGCTCGAGTTGCTCCTGCTTGCCTTCCTCGTCGTGCTTACCAGTCTTGAACTTGCGAGTTTTGATGTTCTCCCAGTATTGAGCGGGCACCTGATAGATGATCTGCAGGCGACCGGTGCGACCTGAGGTGACGGCCCATGATTTTGGAATATCGCGAAGTGGCACGCCAAGTTTGTCGAGGATCTCACCGGCTGAGATGCCATCGTGATCAACAAAAAGGAGGCCACCGGATTGGGGGCCAGCGAGCACACCGATCGCAACGGCATTGCCTGAGTTGATTTCAGTGGTGAGTTGTTCCTTGTTTAGTGGATTCTTTTGCCATTCGGACTGATAGGGGCGCTTGCCTTGCCCTACAGCAACCAGCCCCCAGTGGTCGGGCAGCTCCTCGAGCTGCTGGATGAGGGGATGCATCAGTTGGCGGCCAATAGGGCGCGAGCTTCAGCGATGACGGCATTGGCGTGTTCGCGTGTCCAGGCGCGGTAGTGGATGCAGTGATTGGTGAAGAGTTCGATGTATTGGGCGAAGTGACGCGCTGTTTCGATGTTGGGACGTTTGGCGTGGCCTAGGTGCTGGCAGTAGAAGTCTTTGAGCTGCTCGTCGGTTGCCATGGTGCGGTTGGGTGTGTGTGCAGGTTGATGGTGGCTGGGCTGGGGCGCGATCAGGTCGGGTCTGTTGCAATTCGTAATGCATCAGAAACGGAGCGCGCAATGCCGGAAATACCGCCTGCTGCAAGGACGGCTGCTTGCCAGTTGTGCTGCTGTGGTGTGAGGCGACCTGTGGGGGTCTTGACCTCGATTGAGAGGAAGACGGCAAGGGTGGTGCCGACCATTTCTGGGGTGACCACCACCGTACGCCAGCCAATGAGGTCAGCGGATCCTTTGGCTAGGCCGAAGGTGACGAGACGGCCGGTGCGGGGATCGGGGAGGGAGCCGACCTGATTGCGAAAGATCCGGGCGCTAGGGATGGTGCCAAGGGCAAGGCGGATTTCCTGCTGGAGGGTGGTTTCGAGGTTAGGCATTAGAAAAGCGACGGTTGGGTGATAGCTGCCGGCAGGACAGATGCGCCCCATTGCAGGCCCATGGCATCAGCAATGCCTTGATAGGTGCGGCTGCGATCCTTCCAGCGATTAGGACCTGGCGGCATTTTATGCACCTTGGCTTCACGACCCTCAACCACCTGCGACGACTTGAGTGGTGGGAGATTCTTAAGCCATAAACATGTTGTTTTAGTTTCACCATGACCAAATTGCCACGGTTGAATAATTTGTTGGGGGGGGGGTAATGGCGCTGCTAATTATACTAACTGGATTTTCAATGCACCAACGCTCAATTGGTGCTGCCATGAGTAACCGAACAAAATCCAAAGCTTCGGCCTGTTCTTGCTGCTTGCGGTGGAAGTGCCTGCTGCCGCTGACGGCTAGGTGAGTGCAGGGTGGATGGGCGATCATTAGATCCCAGTCATTAGCCAACAGAGTTTCAACTGGTGCTTGGTAGTGCCAGCGGGGGTCGGCTTCGCATTCCAGCAGGTCACAACTCCATGCGTCATGGCCGTGGCGGCGAAATGCATCACGCACTCTGCCGCTGTATTCACATGCGATGAGAACACGCATTATTTCAACCCACGAGCGTAGAAGACGTGTTTGGCCCAGCCGATCGGATTTTTCATGCCACGTTGCTGACCGATGTGGATCAATTCTTTCAGGCTACGGGCGATTCCTTGCTGACGGCGTTGGGTGCGGCGCTCGAGTTCTTGCAGTTCGCCATCTCGTTGCTGAATCTCGCGTGGCGTGAGTTCCGATGGCGCTCCACAGCAGGGGCAGATTGGCTGGGGCTTGAACGCAGCAAAGCAAACGGGACAAGTGCGAACTGTTGGTGCTGGAGCGTTGTCGCGCTGACGGCGTGGTTTGCTGTCGAGGGACCATGTACGGACATCGTCCGGCCAGCCGTGGCGGTGGATGTTGCCGACGTGATCCAGAACGATCGCATGGGTTTTGCCGGCTGCTGGTCGAAGGATGCGACCAACCTGCTGCAGGTAAAGGCCAAGGCTGGCTGTTGGTCGCAGGAGGATAGCGGCTGTGACGGCTGGGACGTCGGTGCCTTCTGAGATCACATCAACGGAGGTGAGTATCTGGATGGCACCGGAGGCTAGGTCTTTGAGTTGCTGATCACGCTGCGCGATAGTAGTGGTGCCGAGGATGGCCTGAGAGGTGAAGCCGGCGTAGCGGAATTGCGCGGCAACGTTTTCGGCATGGTCTGTGGTGCAGCAAAAGGCAATTGCTGGGGCACCAGGGCAGATACGGCGGTAGTGGTCGATGGCATCGCCCGTTATGGATGGTTTGTCCATTGCTGTTGCTGCAGCATCTGAGGCAAAATCACCAGCGCGGATTGGGATGGTAGATAGGTCAACCTTGATTGGCGGTGCGTAGAGCTTGGATGGCGCTAGGTAGCCGGCTGCTGTTAGGTCCGAGACGGTAGGACCATGGACGATAACGTCGAAGTTATCGCGGAGGCCACGACCATCAAGGCGTGCTGGGGTTGCGGTGACACCAAGGCGGAGAGCATCAGGCCAGTGGTCGAGGATGCGGCCCCAGCTACCGGCGACAGCGTGATGGGCTTCATCGATGATGATGAGGTCTGGGGCTGGTGATTTCTCGAGGCGACGGACGAGCGTTTGCACCGATGCGACCTGAATTGGTGCATTTGTCGCAGGTGTGCCTGCCGCGATGATGCCGTGGGTGACGCCGGCTTGGGTGAGTTTGCGTGATGCTTGGGCGATCAGTTCTCGGCGGTGGACAAGGATGGTGACGCGGCGGCCACGCTGTGACATGGCGGCTGTGATGAAGGTGAAGACTTGGGTCTTGCCTGCACCGGTTGGCATGACGAGGAGTGGAGCGCGATGACCAGTGGCGTAGGCACGGCGGAGGTCAGCGACGGCTGCCTCCTGATAGGGCCGCAGTTGCATATGGTTGCAGTGGGAGCGCCAATGGTATAGGATGCGCAAGCCCAACGCAATGCCATGGACAACGAGAGCTACCACCGCCACCCGGCGGTTTCAAAAAGCCGACTGGATTCCATCGCCCGCAGCCCGCTCCATTATTGGGCGAAGCACCTTGATCCCAATCGTTGGCCAGCAGAAGCAACCCCAGCCATGGTGATCGGTTCAGCCGTTCACACCAGCGTGCTCGAGCCTGACGAGTGGGACGCCAACTACGCGGTAACCCCGGCTGGCATCAACCGCCGCACCAACGCAGGCAAGGCCGAATGGGATGTTTTCACGACGGCTGCGGGCACCCGCACCGTGATTAGCCGTGAGGACGCCGACCTGGTTGGCAAGATCACTGAAGGCGTGTTCGCTCACCCTGCTGCTGGTGGTCTGCTTGGCCTGCCTGGCAAAGCTGAAACCAGCTTGTTCTGGAAGGATGCCGAGACTGGCCTCGAGTGCAAATGCCGGCCTGATTTTCTGTTGGATGATGGCAGCACAATTGTTGACCTGAAGACAACAGAAAGCGCCAGCCCTGCTGATTTCATGTTAAGTATTGCAAAATGGCGTTACCACGTCCAAGCTGCATGGTATTTGCATGGAGTAGAGCAAGCAACAGGCAAACGACCTGAGCAGTTTGTGTTCGTGTGCATCGAAAAACGTCCACCATTCGCATGCGCTGTTTACGTTGCAGCACCAGAAATGGTGCAGATCGGGTGGGATACTGCTCGAGCAAACCTGAACCGTCTTGCTGAATGCATGGCAGCCGATGCATGGCCTGGTTACAGCGACCAAGTGGAGCTGATCAACCTGCCGGCATGGATGCGACCTAAGGCTGATGGCACGACCATGGGCCAACCACCTGAAATTGAGATGTACTGATGACCAACTCCTCCTTGACCACGACGAGCAACAACTCAGTGTTTTCTGGCATCCAAGCTTTCGAGGAAGCCCAACGGATTGCTAAGGCTTTGGCCAGTAGCACGCTGATTCCAACTCAATTCCAGGGGCAACAGGGTTTTGCCAATTGCCTTGTGGCTCTTGAGATTGCAAATCGGATGAACATCAGCCCGTTTTTGGCAATGCAGCATCTCCATGTGATCCATGGGCGGCCAAGCTGGAGCAGCAGTTTCATTATTGCGATGGTGAATGGCTCTGGCCGTTTCAGCTCACTGCGATTTGAGATGAGCGGTGAGGGTGATAGTTTGGCTTGCTATGCTGTTGCTACTGATGTCAAATCCGAGCAAGAGCTGAAGGGACCGACCATCACGATGGCGATGGCAAAGAAAGAAGGGTGGTTTTCTAAAAACGGATCAAAGTGGCAGACGATGCCTGAGCTGATGATCCGTTATCGGGCTGCTGCTTTCTGGGGCAGATTGTATGCTAGTGATTTGCTGCTTGGCATTCAGTCACAGGAGGAGGTCGTTGATGTTGAGCTTGTCAATGTTTCCACCAACCTTGATGAGCTGAATGCGAAAATCCAGCCGCCCGCCGCTGAACCGGTCAAGACCGAGGTTGTCGATGAGCTGTTCTGAGTTCTTGACTGATGTGCAACTTGCTGAGCGGTGGCATGTCCATCGGCAGACGTTGATCAAATGGCGACGCTTTAATAAGGGTCCGGCTTATTCAAAGATCAACGGTCGTGTGCTCTACCCCTTAGCCGAGGTGGAGCATTTTGAAAAGGCCAACACCATCACCCCTGACAACAAATGACTTTCAAAGCTAACGGCGCATTGTTTAAGAACACCCCTGAAAAATTGCAGGAGCGTTTCAAAGATCGTTACGACCCAAATCGTAATTATCCCGGTTATGACGGTGTGTTTAGCATCAAGGAAGAAGACCGGATGGCATTCGCCAATTATGTGATGAATGCAAAGCCTAATGATCGGGGTGAAATCCCGGTGAAGATTAGCGGATGGGGCAAGCAGTCAGGCGCAGGGCAGACGTATTTGAGTCTTGCGTTCGAGCCTGACTTCAAGACGCTGAAGGCAATGGAGGAGGCGGAGGTGCTGGGCCAGGCGACTAGCAGCCTTGCAGCGGCAACTGGTGGAACTGAACTGTTCTGATCAGTAGGAGGACGACCCGTGCAGGCGACTGACACGGGTTTTCTTGTATAAAGTTTTACAACAAACCTACCGGGCGCCACCTGCGGTGCCCTACCTTAGGTTCATGCCCAAACCGGGCGCTACCCAAAGCACATGCAAGCAACTGTCCTACCAAGCAATTATGTTGTTCCAATTGTTTCAACCAGTTGGAGTACATACAATTTGACACCAAGCAATCGTGGCATGCCACGCACTGCGGCATTGTGGAAGCTTAATCTTGGCCAAAAAGTTTATGTTCGTCATTGGCCATCGAAAGATGTCCTATACATCAAGAACAGAGCTGAAGGCCAAACCTGGCCGCATTACATCTGCCAAAATACTGCAGGTGATTGCTTCATGATTTCGCAGCTTTGCTTATCACCTGTTCCGATTGTTGCGCGATGAATCCACTGCGTCAACGCATTGCTGATTTGATCAGTACCAGCAGCCTTTATGAGCAAGGTTGCCAAGACGAACGGCGGCACATCAAAGCGTTGCTTAAAGTTCGAATGGATGAGCTACACCACAATTCAGTGGCATGGCAGGAATGCCGCAATCTGTTGTTCTACCTCAAGGAAAATGAAACGCCATCAACTTGATTTGCAACGTTCCATCATGATGGATGCGCTGTATGCCCGCAGCGGCCGCGCTGCCCTGCCTAAGGGCCACCCGCTGCGCTCAACTTACACCGGTCTGTGGCAGGAGTTTTGCTCTGACATCGGTCCCAACTTTCGTGATGCCGACTACCAGCAGCTCCATGCTGACGTGTGCCAGGCGATAGATGACACCGGTTCAGTGATGACCGCCAAGCAAGCGCATCAGGCGATCGCCACATGCCGCCGCTACCTGCTGGGGAAGTGGGCATGAGAAGGCTTCTGCTACTGCTGGCCATGCTTGCCGCACCAGCCCAGGCCCGCACTGTCACGGCCACCGTCTACCATCCTTGGTATGACGGCCGTGTGGCGTATTGCGGCAGCACCTACCGCCATTGGGGCTTGTCCGCAGCCCATCCATGGTTGCCTTGTAATACCAGGGTTCGCGTCACCCACAAGGGGCGTTCGCTGATGGTGCGGATCACTGACCGCTGCGACTGCAACAGCATCGATTTGTCAGCAGGTGCCGCTTATCGGCTTGGCGTGCCGCTTGATGGTATTGCTCGCGTGGGGATTGAATACTGATGGCTGACCTATCACCCGCTGCTCAGGCCGTGATGGATGCGTTTCGCCCCACTAGCCACACCCGAAAAGCCTTGGCCGCCGCCCTTTGTGCTGCTGCGGATCAAGCAGCTCCAGAGTTGCCACACTCAGAGTTAGACGATCCAGAAATACTGAAAGGTATTTGGAGTGAGCGTCGCGCATGTCGAGCCGAACTCCTCGCCATCGCCACCGAACTGGAGGGCCAATGAGACCAAAGGAAATGTTTATTCTTATTGGAGTCATTCATATGGCCCCCGTCCTAGCTTCCAAATCGCCAATCGCAGCGTGGCTGTTTGGCATGTTCTTTATAGTTCTTTCTCGGTTTGAAGAATGACCACCATCCCCGACTTTCGCGCATTGTGCGCTGAGCTGGTTGAACTAGATCAAACTGCTCCACGCGATTTTAGCAAGTGGAAACGCAGCTGGATCGCCGCCACAACTCGTGCCCAAGCCGCCCTAGCCACCTCACCGCCGGAGCCGCCGACGGATGAGGAGCTTATCAATCTATGGATTCAGTGGCAGGATGTGTTGTCATTCGCCCGCGCCGCCCTTGAGAGGTGGGGCCGTGCCTGACCTCTTTACCGCTAGCGGCCTCCGCGTCGTGCGCTACCACGATCGGTGGAACGGCACCAGCTATATGGCATGGCGGCCGCACGTCTCCATGTTGTTCACCGACACCAAGGAGCTGCTGCGCTTTGTTGCATGGCCTCCGAAGACGCCTACGGGGGACGCGCTGCGCGAGTGGCTCAATAGCCCCACTGCCCTAACTACCAAACCAAAAACATCTAATGAACTGCCCTAAATGCAATCACGGTACGGTGTTTGTTTTACAATCAAATACCACGAAACCAAGCCATACAACACGTCAACGTGTATGCGACGATTGTAAACACAAGTGGTTTACGGTTGAACTTGAAATTGAGTCATGGGCTGTTAAATGGGAAAAGGTCAACCCAGACTTTCGGTGGGGTGGCAAACCAACCCCTTATGTCCCAGTGTCAATTGTTTATGGTGACAACAATGGCTGATCTTATTAATCATCCCCCGCATTACGCTGATCGTAAATACGAAACCATTGACGTCATTGAAGATGCTATTTCCAGTGCTCCTTCTGATATTGTTTGCGGCTACCTTCAAGGTCAAGCCCTTAAATATTTGCTAAGAATGTGGCTGAAGGGTGCTCCACTCCAGGATGCACGCAAGGCCCAATGGTATCTAAATCGTCTCATCAACCATCTTGAACAATGAACGCACCATTTCTTTCTTGGCTTGAAAATGCTGCAGTCCGTTTTTTGATTAGCAGCCCCCGCATTAGTATGGTGCATGTAAAGCAACATGGCACTATGACTGTTTATGGTGTCAAGGATAGGAATGATCCTACCAACGCTGGCATCTGGGATTCAGGCAATACGGAGCCAGCTTCAATGCAACTAGAGCGACTGTATCACGCACCTTCATTTGGTGAAAAAGATGATTAATCTTTACAATGGTCGCGTAATTGTGCAGCGCAATTCTTTGGCAGAGAATTGGACCGTAAGGATTAAATTGCCAAATTGCGAACCGGTTACGATTGATCTTGGCACACCAGATTTGCGTGCAGCGTTTATTTGTGCTCAATACAATTACTTGGCACTGTACAGCGGTAAATCAGTGGAGGAAATTAAAGAATCTTATCAAGGCAAAGCCAAGTGCTGGTCTTGCATCCATTGGACACCACGGTCTGATGCATGCAGTTTTGGGTTCCCCGAGGCGCGAACCAACAAGGGTCGCTACGCTAGGAAATGCTCGCTGTATGAAGACGATGGAACGGAAAGTATTGGACCGCCTTGAGCGCGGTGAAACACGCTGGATTGAAGTGATGGAGGGCGATGACGGGATGCCATTGTATAGGGCATGCGGCCAAAATGGAGCACGTCAGCGTTACACAGTTGACTTATGGCAGGCCGAGATTTATGTTAATTACTACTGATTGGTCCACGCCATAATTGCCTCTTCCCTAATTACGCAATAAAAATCTTGGTCTTGATACCATTCCTTCCAATCTGTATGCTGCTTGCGGCTATTGCAACCAAGACAACAGCTAATCAGATTTGAACGTACTGTTAATCCACCTTTAACCTTTGGGATGATATGATCCAGCGTTGCCGATCTACCCAGTTCTGCGCAACAATAGGCGCATTTCCAGTCCCACGCAAGGTGGATTTGATCACGAAACCGGAGCTTTGCTTCCTTCCTCGGAATCAGGTTC